CGGCGAAAGTATTTAATATCTTCGGGTTCATCATTTGGCAGTCTGATAAACCCGCCTTGTCTAAACCGCATGAGTGCTAGTGTTGTTGAGTCAACCAAGTCATCATTAGTACCCGATGGGAAGTCGTTGCATTCTTCAATAACTTCTCTTGCCCACCTGCGATCTGGTGCAAACACTATTCCTCCTTGGAACAGTGCAGAAATTGCATTCACCCGCGCAATCTTATCTTGTCCTTTGCCCGGAGTAAACTCGCCTATAGGCACACCCATCCGTCTAAATTCTTGATAGAGTGCCGAGCCGTTGGACTTCTTCTCAACGATAAACACATCAGGCTCCCACTCCTTGTACTCTTCAAGCACCATCGCTTTTAAGTCTGGGTACTCCATCCGCTTCTTGATGGCATTAAGCAAAATGATGCAATAGTTGTTTGTCTCTTCGTTGAAGAACACACCCCACGTAGTCAGTGCGTTGTAGTCAGCTCTGTTATTGGTCTCCTGCGCAGCATCCAAACTCATGATGGTGAACTCGCATGGGGGAGGGTCATCGTTCTCCCATATCTGCCACCACTCTCGTTTAATTAGTGCGCCTTCTTCAGACACGGGGTTTTGCATGTACTGGGCTTGCCAGTAGCGGGGATCCATACCTGCTTTTTTACCCAGTAGTTCTTCCAGCGACCAGAAGTCCCCCCACAGAGGTTTCTCGTTGAGGATGGCAGGAAACTCGACAATCTCCCACTGATCTACATCTTCTTCTTTGCCCATCTGGTTGACAATCATACCTGTCAAGTCAAGCTTACTCCAGCGGGTCATCACAATAATGATAGAGCCACCCGGCATAAGACGCTGGAGAGGGCCAGACTGAAACCACTCCCAAGCAGGAAGGAAAACGTCCGGTCTCCCAGTCTTAGCATCTTGTTCCGAATGAGGATCGTCAATAATAAATAGATCAGCGCCACGACCAGCAAGAGCACCTCCGACACCAATAGCAAAGTATTCTCCTTGGAAATTAGTGCCCCAACGTGAGGCTGATTTGGAATCTGACTGCAATTCAACCTGCGGAAAGATGTCTTTATAGGGGTCAGAACCCACCAAATTACGCACTCTACGGCCAAAATTGACCGCCAAATCCGCTGTGTGGGAGGCCATAATGACCTTTTTATGAGGGTATTTACCTAAAAACCATGCAGGTGCAAGGTAAGAAATCATCTCAGACTTGCCGTGACGAGGGGCAATGTTCACAATTACCCGTCTTTTCTTGCCATTTGCTATGTCTTCAAAGATTTTGGCCAGTCTTCTGTGGTGTGGGCCTACTTTATAGCCCGGATATACGTGATCTATGAAGGTTAGGAAGTCGCTTGTGCCCACTTCTTGTACAGAATTGCTGTCATAGATCTTCAAAAGCTCTAAATTACGACGCATTTCATCTTCCTGCATGAATGGCAGGCTGTCCCGAATGATTTTTATCTGTTCAGGCGTTATTTTCATTGTTTACAACCTTGGCCTGAACGTCAATTGTGCGTTTTTCTAGTCTTTGCAGGGTTGCAAGCAGTTCACTCTCTACTTCTTCAAGAGATTGGTGCTTGATTGTGACTTCTGAGCGTTTCTTAAACGCATCGACCCCATCAACTTCCCCTAAAGCCTTGACCGCAGGTAGTCTGTACTTGGGATCTGGGTTGTCAGTCTCTTGTAAGAGTTTGTTTACGACGTACTTTTTTAAATCTGCAAGTTCCCGCACAACCATATAGTCATACTGAGCCACCATGCCTGCTAAATAGGCAATCGTCTCATTGGGATACTGCGCCAAATTCATGTCAGTCTTGTTCGCAATGACCTGTTCGGCTAATTGTAAAGCCTGACCCCGATGTTCTTCTGTTGGGGTAAGGGGTTGCCCTGTTATGTCCGACAACATCTTGGCTGTTCTAGCCATCATGTCTAACTCTTCCTTTGGGGAAAGCTCGGGCATAGCCTCAGTAGCCGAGGCTGGCAATGGTACGTTCTCTTCAACGTCAGGTATGTTTTCTAGCATAGGAGGAAAGTGGCACTCCGTTAATGTTTTTTAAATATACCACATATTTGTAAAGGGTGGTAGGAATCCTATAGGGGGGTGTTTTCTGTGAAAACTTGACAAGCAACAGTGCGGAGAAAAGGAAGGGGTGGGGGGGGGTATTGAAAGACTGGAAAAATGTGTGGTGATTTGTGCAAGTCTTAGTGTATAGGGGGCGATGGAACCAGCTCGCAGGATTGGGGGGGCGGGTATAGGTGGGGTCAAACCGAGGAAATTTGCAAATGCCGTACCCCATCAGGCATAAAGATAGTATGCAGAGCAATAGTGCTGTGCTGTAACAGGAGAGATCGAATGATCAAAGCGTTATGGGTTTGGTTGACGCACTACAAAGTAGTAGTGCAATGGGAAGACAAGCTCTTCGTTCATTATGCATACACAATGAACGAGGCGCTAACGTGGGCTAAGCAGTATCGGCTCGCTAACACAACGGTGCTGATCGGCATCAGAGGCAAGCTTGTCGCGGCTCGCGGTGAGTGGTAACACGAGGGGCTTCGGCCCCTCTTCTTTAACTTAGGAGAACATTATGTTTTATACGATGCATGTGCGAATCGGTAGTGAGGTTCGCGTTGGGTATTTCTTCATGTCATTTAAGCGTCCGTTCTGGATCAGCTCTAAGGTCGAGTGGATCATTGAGCCACCAAAACATAAACGGATCAAGCTGATCCGCAAGGGGCATGAAGCAGGTGATGATCGCAGTGAGGCACACGTACTGTAAGAACAACTGATGAGGCTTGAGTAGCCGAAACCGCAGGGATGCGGTCTTGTTCAACTAACCGGAGAGAATAATGGTACAACTTGAATTGTTTGGCCAACGCGAAGACTTGCACTACGCATTGAGTCTGACTATGTTTGATCTTCGTGTAATGCATCACAAGAATCCTGTCCTAGCTAATTACTTGTATGAGATGCGACACAAGGAACGTGAACGTATTAACCACCAAGTAGCAAGAGCGACGTTTGTTGCAAAGCTAGAGGGTAACGAGTACAGCAAGCTATCACGCCACAGACTTATACCTGAGTAACCAAGGGAGGCTTCGGCCTCCCTTTTTTTGTGCCCAGCTTTTTGATACCAGTTATTTGTCGCCGCGCGAAGGCGTGTGCGTGCCAAGCCTCTAGGTTATAAATTCACCTATCCGTGAAAACTTGCTTATCGGATAGGAAATCAGGCATATATAAAGTGTCAGGACAGCAATTCGGTTGATCTGACATTTTCAAAATTGCTTTTTATTAGGAGACATTATGTCTAAAGCAAAACTTTCCCCAGTGGCACAAGCCATTTCCGCAACTACCCCAACCCCAGTGGTTGAAATAACATCCTTCAAGGATGCGGGTTATCAGTCTGCCTTGTCAGGCGAGCGCATGACGAATGTCGCATCATTCGTTATCAGCAAGTGCCCCGATTTTCTGAATTCATACTCTGACGAAGTTGGTGCAGAGTTGAAATCAGGTTGGGCACTTCGTTGGCAAGAGTTGCACCCTGCCGTTGTTTACTCTGATGAGTGGACACCCAACCCGAAGGGCATGCATAGTGTCAGTCTGGCATATTGCTTGTCTTACAGTCAGCAAGCCTTCGGTCAGATCAAGACTGATAACCCAGTTAAGCATGGCGTGATCAAGGGCATACGCGACGATTTCAGCAAGTATGTCAGCAACCGAATGTCAGACTTGAAACGCGCAGTGCGTAAAGAGTTGGACAAGGGAAAGGTCAGAGAGCGCATCCAAGCGAAAGTTTGGACTGACTTCGAGAAAGACACCTTCGACGCAATGAAGGCACGATGCAAGACTGCACTGGCACGCAATGATGCCACTGCACCAACCGAAGTAAAACTTCGCATGGCAATCGATGCCTTCAAGACTGCGCTAAGCAAGTAACTTAGCAAGCCAACCCCGCCAGATCGAAAGGTCTGGCGGGGTTTTTTTTCGTCTCGACCCTACGAGACCAGTTACTTGTCGTCGCGTGTGTGAGCGAGCGTGTGCGTGGGCAAGGCTCTAACTTAGTCGTTCAGGGGTTAGTGAAATTATTCCAATGTTCCAATGTAATTCCAACACAACTGGAACTGA